AAGAAACTAAGCTAGGCTTACATTACTATTTAAACGTAGCAAAAACAAATGGGCTTTAAGCTTGACCAATCGGGAACATATAAATGGCCTGTAACTGTTGAAATTCCTGTCGATGACGGAAGACATGAAAAACATAAATTTGACGGTGAATTTAAAAGAATCACGCAGTCCCGTATTCGTGAAATGGGTCAGTTAATCGAAACAGGAGATTTAACCGATGTAGATCTTGTTAAAGAAGTTTTAGTTGGTTGGGATGGGATAGAAGACGATCAAGGAAACGAACTTAAGTTTTCACAATCAAAATTAAAACAATTATTAGACGTACCAATGGTTGCAACTGCAATAGCAACGTCTTTCTTTGATTCAATAGCCGGAGCAAAAAGAAAAAACTAACAGACGCCGCCGAATATTATTGCAAAGGTGGCGTAATTGATGAGACGCAGAAAGACGCGGAAGTGTTGGGGATTGTTATTCCTGAACCTGAACCAGAAGAAGATTTTTTAGTGTTTGAGGAAAATTGGGCGGCGATAGATTTATTTTTAAAAGTTCAAACGCAATGGAGAATCGGCGGCCTTGGTAATCTTTGTGGCCTTTGCTATTCAGACGTAATAGAAACAGCTAAACTATATGCAATACCGAATCTTGTTGAAGTGTTTGAAGATCTTCAAGTTTTAGAAGTAACGGTTATGAGCCTTTTGAATAAAGAGGGCAAGAAATAATGGCGGCGAAATTTAATTTATTAATTGCAGCTAAAACATCAGGTTCTGCGGCGATTAAAAGGATGGGTAACTCCATGCAGGGGTTACAAGGTAAATTAAAGAATGTTGGTTTAAGTCTTAGGGGTGTTAATAGAGGTTTTGCTGCTTTAGGTCTTGCCGTTAGTGGCGGCGCCTTTGCTGCAATGGTTAAAGGTTCAATTGATAGTGCCGACTCATTCGGGAAAATGAGTGATCAAACAGGAATAGCAGCAGATAAATTACAAGCTTATGTAAACGCGGGGAAATTAGCAGGCGTAGAGCAGGCAACGATTGATAAAGGGTTAAGGCGATTAGCTCAATCAATGCGAGAAGCGAATCAGGGCGTTGCTACTTATTCCGATGCTTACGAAGCTTTAGGCATTAGCGTTACAAAATCAGACGGATCTTTAAAGGCTTCTGAAACTGTATTAGGAGAGATTGCAAATCGTTTTAGGGAAATGCCCGATGGTGCGACAAAGGCCGCGATAGCAATGGAGATATTCGGGAGATCGGGTGCAAATTTAATTAATTTATTAAACGGTGGAAAGGTCGCGTTAGAAGAATTTAATTATGAAACAAGCGAGAATTTCGCACAAAATGCAGAGTTTTTCAACGATCAAATAGCTGTTCTTGCGATTCGTTTTGATGGATTCAGAAAGCAGTTGACAGATGCATTATTGCCAACATTAAATAATTTAGTTGCTGTGTTCTCTGATTTATTTAAATCTGAAAATGATTGGGAGGTGTTATTTAAAGTAATTGAAGGAGGTTTAAAGGTGATCAGTTCAACTGTTTTTTCGCTAATAGCTGCCTTTAGGTTTTTAAGTAGAACAATTACAGATATTTTTAGAATATTAGGTAAAGCTTCAAAGTTTGATTTTAGTGGGGCCGGAGATATAGCAAAAGCGGGGTTAAGTGATACACAAAATCAATTTAAAAAAGATATGGAAACATTTAAGGAAATATTTACAGGCACAGAAGAAACGCCGGAATCTTATTTTGCAAAAGGAACAAAAGAGGCAGCAAAACTCAAAACGGAGATTGGCGAAACTTTCGGCCCTCAAATGCAATCTAAATTGAAGACGTTTAATGATTCCATCAAGTCCGTTGGTGAATCAATGGCTGAAGTAGTGATTAAAGGAATAAAAGGGATGGAAGACGCCTTGGTTAATTTCGTGACGGGTGGCAAATTAAATTTTCGTGATTTAGCAAATAGCATTATTAAAGACATGATTCGTATACAAATACAGCAATCAATAACTAAGCCTTTATCAAACTTTTTCAGTAGCTTGTTTACGAAAAACGCCAATGGGAATGTTTACGGTCAAAACGGAATAGTACCTTTTGCAAATGGTGGAATAGTTACCAAACCTACTGTTTTTCCTTTTAAAAATGGAATTGGGATAATGGGTGAAGCTGGAGCTGAGGCAATATTGCCACTAACAAGACGTAATGGAAAACTTGGTGTAGAAGGTGGCGGTAACAATACTTCTGTTGTTGTTAATGTCGATGCCTCTGGTACTGATGTGCAAGGTAATGATCAACAAGCAAATCAACTAGGGCGATTAATTTCAATTGCTGTTCAGTCTGAGCTAATTAAGCAAAAACGCCCCGGAGGATTACTAACCGCATAATGGCAACTTTTTCTTATACCCCTGATTTTTCAGCCGCCCAAACAAGTAGACCCCGTACAAGGGTTTCACAATTAGGCGACGGCTACAGACAGGCCGTTTCGTTTGGATTACATACTGACTTGAAAAATTGGAGTCTTAAATTTGCTAAACGTACAGATTCAGATGTTGCCGCAATTAATTCTTTCTTAGAAGATAAAAAGGGTGTTACTTCTTTTGATTGGACACCTCCTACTACGGGAGCAAATCAAAGTAAGTTCATTTGTGAGGAATGGAATATCACTATGGATGCGTATAACCTAAACACATTAAGCGCAACATTTAAAGAGGTAGCGGAACCATGAGCATCCTTACAAGAGCCGGGAAAGGTTCGGCCCTAACGCATTCAGAAATGGATGCCAATCTGGGTTATTTAGTGCCTGCGGGTTTCGTGATGGCTTTTGCTCATGCGACGATTCCTAGCGGTTGGCTTGAATGTAATGGTGCAGCAATTAGCAGGACTACCTACGCTGATTTGTTTAGCACTATTGGGACGTATTACGGCACAGGTGACGGATCAAGCACGTTTAATATTCCGGATTTAAGAGGTCAATTTATAAGGGGTTGGGATCATGGCGCGGGCACAGATCCCGATGCGGCATCAAGAACTGATAGGGGTGACGAAACGACAGGTGACAATGTTGGTACTAAGCAGGCATCACAAAATAAAGAACATAGACACAGGTTGTCTAGGACAACCCCTGCAGGCAGTGAAGGCGGCTCCGTAGTACTTGATGATGATACTCCATTCTTGAAAACGAGTGGCAGGGGCGGTACAAGCAACGTTAATTATGAATATTCTCTTGCAGGCTTAACTGAAATTACAGGCAACGAACCAGACAAAGGTTTAACAGGTAAGGATGGAGGGGACGAGACAAGGCCTAAGAATATACAGATGCCTTGGTGTATTAAGACTTAAATAATGTCAGCTTATATTCTTACTGGGTATTTTACCCCTGATACTTATGTAGGGACTGACACGGGAGCGCCTGCGGTAGAAGCTCCAACAGAATATGAAGGCACAGTAACGGCGGGTACAACAACAACAGTCACGACAAGTAATACAAACGTTAATGATGTCGAGATAGTAGGTACAACTGAAGTCGTAATCGTAAGGGCAGATGGAACGGCTGAAACTGCAACCGTAACGGCAATATCCAATTCAACAATCTCAATTCAAGGCAGTTTTAGTATTACGCCTACAACTAATGATTCTGTTGCCTTAAAGGTTTATACATCTGCGGCAATAATTAGTTCTTTGCAAACCGCAGCGCCTAGCGCAGTCATTGAACTATTTGAAATTCATCTAATACAGGCAATTCATGGTAAAACCGATGTCTGGCGTTTTCATTCTGGAAGTAGTCTTAATGCAAATGGTGAAATTTATTGGAGGTCTAACGCTTATACAAGATTTCCGATACAGGTCGACGGCTTTAGTTATGAATCTAAGCAAATGCCAAGACCAACTTTGCAGGTTGCAAATATCTTTGGAACGATAACAAGCTTAATGCAAACGGTGAACGATACTACGGCAAATAATGATCTTTGTGGGGCGCGTTTTTACAGAATTAGAACACTTGCAAAATACCTTGATGCAAATAATTTTCTAGGTGGTGTTAATCCTTATGGAACGCCTGACCCTAACGCAGAATTTCCAAGAGAAATATTTACGATAACGAGAAAGCTTTCAGAAAATAGAGATATGGTCACATTTGAACTTGCTTCTGCGCTTGATTTGGCTAATTGCAAATTACCTAAGAGAGTTTGTACTCGTGTTTTATTCCCTGCCTTGGGTACGTTTAAATGAGTTGGAAAGAAGCGGCTTTTGAACACGCACAAAAAGAATTGCCGAAGGAATCTTGTGGTCTTGTTGCGATTATTAAAGGTGAGGAGACTTATTGGCCTTGTGAAAATTTGGCAGAAAAGCCAGGTGATTATTTTGTTTTAAATCCTGATGATTGGGCTGATTGTGAAGATACTGGGGAAATTATAAGTTTGATACATTCACACCCAATAGGAGGAGTAAAAGCAAGTGAAAACGATTTAGTTAGTTGCGAACATTTGGGGCTGCCTTGGCACATTATCGACCCGCACACAAAGGCAATTAATAGCTTTAAACCAACGGGATATAAACCAAATAAATTAATTGGTCGTCGTTGGATTTGGGGTGTTCAAGATTGTTGGACGTTGATTGATGATTGGTTTCGGATAGAAAAGGGAATTGTATTTAAAAGATGGCCTAGACCTAAAACACTAAAAGAATTTATTGATGATCCATATTTTGAAAGAGTGTTAACAGAATCAGGATTTAGAGAATTAAAAGAAGAAGAAGAAGTGCAATATGGCGACGTCTTACTCGCAAATGACAATCTTGACCACGTTGCTTTATATATTGGAAATCAGGAAATACTGCATCACTGCATAAGAAAGCTATCTTGTAGAGAGTTATACGACGAAGATCTAATAAAATTAACTAGGAAGAGGTACCGACATGTTGAAACGAATTAAAGTTTACGGACGACTTGCAAGGTTCTTAGGGTTTCGTACTTTTTTAGCTGATGTTAATAGTGCAGGTGAGGCCATGAGGTTTTTGCTTGCTAATTGGCCTGAATTAGAAAAACATATTAGCGGTCAAGTTTATAAAGTAAAAGTTGGTGAATATGATATTGGAGAAGATGAGTTAAACGATCCTAGTGGTTGCCAAGACATCAAAATTATTCCAGTAGCAACAGGTTCACGCGATTTCTTTGATTCTACATTTGGGAAATTTGTGATGGCGGCGGCGTTTATTGCAGCGCCTTATCTAGCACCGGGGTTAATTGGTGCGGGTGCGGCGGCTGGTTCGTTAGGTGCAGCAATTGGCGCAGCATCAACAAGTATCGGTATTTCTTTTGCTTTAAGTGGCGCGTCACAATTATTATTTCCGCCGCCAACCCCTCCTGATATGTCAAGTATTGATAATCCATCGAATCAAAACTTCTCTTTTAATGGAATACAGCAAGTTTCAAGGGTTGGAACTGCATTGCCTTTAGCGTTTGGTCAAGTGTTTTGCGGTTCTATTGTTGTTTCAGCAGGTGTGGACAGCGTACAAGTTGAGGGCCAAGCATGAGCGATTACCTCTCAAACCTACCAAGGCCTTCCGTTAGTAAGGCAACGCAACCAAGCGAGACATTAAGCAGTAAGCAATTTGCAACTCTTATAGATGTTTTGTCAGAAGGTGAAATTGAAGGTTTTCCCTCAGCAATCGCTCACGGATATACAAGAGGAACGGCTAATTATAATCGTGCCGCATTAAAAGATGTTTTCTTAAATGGCACTTCTGTATTAAGACAAAACGCAGACCCTGCAAATATTCAAGAGAGTGATTATAACTTTCAGAATGTTGGGTTCGATCCGAGATTTGGGACTAATCCACAGGACTATATCCCCGGTATACCTGATCAAGAAACTGTTAAAGGTGTAGGGGTCGTTGTGACTGCTGATGTACCAGTAGTTAGGTCAATTACTAATCAAAATGTAACTGCGGTTCGTGTTACTGTTGCTTTCCCTGCTATGCAACGTTTTAGGAGTGATGGAAGTATAGAAGGCTCATCTGTTCAATTAAACATATCTTTGGAATATACAGGAGGTAGCAATTCGGGGGGGTATTCAGTAATTATTGACGATACTATTACGGGAAGAACTTCTAGTTTATATCAAAGAGATTACAGAATAAATTTCGATGCAACTAATACAGATTGGACAACAATAAATGTAAAAGTTGAAAGAATTACGGCAGATAGTACTGATACAAGAATAACCAATGCTTTTCAGTTTCAATCATATGTTGAATTAATAGAGGCACAAATAAGTTTTAACCAAATTGCACATTCTGGGATCCGTTTTGATGCGGAACAATTTCCGCAAGTACCACTAAGAATGTTCAGGATTAAAGGCATCAAAGTGCCAATACCTGCTAACGGAACAGTAGACGCAACTACGGGAGCTATTAGTTATTCAGGAGCATGGAATGGAACGTTTAAAACTAATCCCGAATGGTGCTCAGATCCAAGTTGGTTATTACATGAATTATTAGTTAATGAGACATGGGGTCTTGGTGATCATGTAAGTGCAAGTCAACTTGATAAATGGGCTTTTTATGCGGCATCTATTTATTCCTCAACAAGTGTAGATAACGGAGAAGGTGGCCTTGAACCTCGTTTCAGTTGCAACGCCTATATACAAACGCAAGAGCAAGCCTATGACTTAATAAATAACCTTTGTTCTGTATTCCGTGTAATGCCGTATTGGAGTACGGGAAGTTTAACAATTTCACAAGATAAGGAAGCTGATCCTGCCTATTTATTTACCCTTGCAAATGTATTAGAAGGTGGCTTTAGTTATAGCGGAAGCGATATAAAAAGTCGTCATACGATTGTCAATGTTGCGTACTTTAATAATGATTCACAGGACATGGATTGGGAGACGGTAGAAGATACAACATTAAGCGCAAAGTATGGGCAAATTTCAAAAGATATTAAAGCGTTTGGATGTACTTCAAGGGGGCAAGCTGCAAGGATGGGGAGGGCTATTTTATATGCGGATAATTATCAAGTTGAGACTGTAAGTTTTCAAACAAGTTTGGCGGCTGGAATTATATGTAGACCAGGGCAAGTAATAGAAATTGCTGATCCTGTTAAGGCTGGAGTGAGACGCGGCGGCCAAATAAAAACAGCAACAACGACACAAATTACAGTTGATGATACGGCGGCAACAGATTTACCAACAACAGGCAACCCAACCCTTTCGGTAATACTTCCAAATGGAACGGTAGAGAGTAAAACAGTAAGCGGAATATCAGGCGCAGTAATAACAGTTTCTAGCGCTTATTCTTCGGCTCCGAATCCTAATTCTGTTTGGGTTTTACAAAATGATTCAGTAAAAACAACTCAATGGCGAGTTATTAATGTCACAGAACAAGAAGGGTCGATTTATACCGTAACTGGTCTTGCTTATTCAGATTCAAAATATACATACATAGAAGACGGTTCAACCTTACCGGAAAGGCCCATATCTGTATTAGGTCAAATACTTGATTCTCCCGGTGGTTTTACAGCTTCTGAAATTTTATATGAATCTAATGGTGTTGCTTTGTCAAAAATAAGTATGAGTTGGAACTCGGTATCGCGTGTTAGTCAATATGAAGTTCAATATAAATTTGGAGATGAAAATTACACAACTGTGCACGTAGCACAACCTGATTTTGAGATTTTAAATACAAGACCCGGAGTTTATAACATTAGAATTTTTTCTTTAAATGCTGAATTTCAAGCTTCAACATGGCCTTATACAACCAATTTTTATACATATGGGAAAACGGCCCCTCCAGCGGATATATCAGGTTTATATCTGAATGTTTTAAATAGTCAAAGTGCAGAACTTGCATGGACACAACACCCTGATTTAGATGTAAAGCTAGGTGGATCAATATTGATTAGGCATACACCACGAACAAGCGGCGCAACATGGGCAAATTCAACAACTCTTGTGCCTGCGGCGGCTGGTAGTCAGACAAGAAAAGTCGTGCCGTTTAAAGCTGGTACTTACTTATTAAAAGCAAAAGATGACACAGGTAATGAATCGACAGGCGTAACGACAATTGTTCAAACAGCACAGGCGGAAGCCGAACAAAGAAATGTTGTCAGAGTTACGGGAAGTCCTGCGGCTGATGTTTCTTTAACTTTTGAAGAATCTTCTACAAGTCCGAAATTTCAGGGAAATTTGACCAATATGGTGTATAGCGCAGAACGTGATGCGTTGATTCTTACAAGTGGTAATTTCGTAGACTCAATAAAAGATAATATTGATGATTGGCCTCTTATTGATGAATTAGGTGGTGGAGACTGGAAGATTGTCGAAGCGTCGGGAGAATATACCTTTGGGGGGGCTTTAGACCTTGGCGGTGTTTTTGATGTTAATTTACGATCTAAATTTACAACGCTTGCTTTTAACCCCGGTAATTTGTGGGATGACTTCCCTTTGATTGATGCACTCGAAACTATTGATGATGTAATTGGTAATCCTGATGCTGATTTATTGTTTAGATATAGCACCGATTCAAGTTCTCCAACCTATAGCGATTGGATCGTATTTAATTCTAATTTGATTCGTGCAAGACATGTCCAGTTTAAAGTTGTTGCTACGTCGGGAGAGCAAAGAGAAAATATTGCAATTGATCAATTAGGAGTGACCGCCCTATTGCAGCAACATAATGAGAGTGCCGGGCCTTTGACTTCAGGTACAAGCACTTATACAGCAACTTTTCCTAATGCGTTTTATGCAGTGCCACAGGTGAATATTACGGCGTTGAATATGGCAACGGGTGATTACGCCTCAATATCAAACGTGACTCGGACGGGTTTTCAAGTAGAATTTAAAGATACTGGCGGTTCTAATGTTAGCCGTCAATTTCATTATTCTGCCAATGGCACAGGTAAAGAGGTAACTTAAATGGCTCAACATGATTATGTAATTGCTAACCAATCAGGTTCAGCTTTTAGGGCAGATTTAAATAATGCATTTTCAGCAACGGTTACAGGTAACAGTGGAGCGAATGCGCCGAGTACAACTTACTCCTATATGATTTGGAATGATACAACAAGTAACCAACGAAAAATAAGAAATAGCGCTAATAATGCTTGGATTGTCTTATCAACTTTATCAGGTGGGAATGTATTCGATGATGATGTAACTTTTAACGGTGCTAATTATAATTTAGTTTGGGATAAAAGTGATAATGCTCTTGAATTTGCTGATAATGCAAAATGTAATTTCGGCTCGTCTGGAGACTTAAGCGCTTTCCATAATGGAGCAAACTCTTTCATTCAGAACCAAACGGGTAACTTAGTAATTGCTTCCAATAGAGATTCAGACACAGGTGGTGATATATGGATAGATGCTTTAAATGGTGAACGTTCTGTTAAATGTATCCATAATGGAGCCGTTTTTTTATATTTTAATGGATCTCCTAAATTAGAAACTAATAGCGAAGGGGTGAAAATTGATGGCTATTTAGAGATGTTAGATAATAAGCGTATTCAATTAGGTACAAATGATGATCTTCAATTGTACTCAGATGGGTCTGATAGTTACGTATTAAATACAACTGATACTGATCTTATTATTAAGAATAATGGTAATGCTGGTATTGAAATTATCAATCAAAATAGTTTTCCAATAGAGTTAAAAACAAATGCAGAGACATCAATAAAGTGCAACGCAAATGGAAGTGTAGCATTACATTACGACGGAGGTAATCCTAAGTTTGAAACGACTTCTTATGGGATGTCAACTAATATAACTAATGCTCTTAGGTGGACAGAAGATAGTAATGCGGCCTCTAGGTCTTGGCAGTTAACAGGTGAAGACGGTGATTATGGAATATTTGAATTGCTTTGCAATAATTCAGATGGTGGAACTGTAGATCAAACAGCTATAAAAGCAATATCAGGAGGAGCTGTTGAGTTACATCACAATGGTGGTACTGCTAAATTTGCAACTACTTCCACTGGGGCAACGGTAACAGGATCTTTAACTATCACTGCTTTACCAACATCTGATCCTAGTTCTGCGGGTGCTTTATGGAATGATTCAGGTACTGTTAAAGTAAGTGCGGGTTAATTA